CTCTCAACAATATCTTTTTTAGTTATTAAATGTTCAACCAATTTTTTCTTTGCTTTAACCTTCTTTTCTAAATTTGATAAAGTGTCTTCTTCAGATAAGTGATCTAACGCGGTGTATATTTCATTTTCGTTAATTTCTGAAACATTAACCTTCTCGTCTAATGATTGACAAAATCCTTTAAACTCATTAGTCATTTGTTGTTTTAACATAGACCCCATCCCCTCAACGTATAATTGAGCAGTTTCCTTATCTTCAAAATATTTGTTCTCTATTTCTTCATAGAATAGATAAAGTTCTTTAAAACTTTTATTTTCTTTAATTGTACCCAATATATCTTTTACCTCTTTCTTATTTTGTTTAGAATAAGATTCGGTTAATTTTGATAATATCTTAGATTTTAATAATCCGAAATTTTTCATTTTTAATCGTTTAGTATGTCGTTTAATTTAGTTTCTATCTCATAAATATTCTGTTGTGCCTTATTAATATCAAATAATTGAGATATATCATCTCCCTCACCCAACATACCTAATATTTTTGATTTTTTAGACTCACTTAATGGTCCTTCACCTCCCGGTGGTTCGGCCGCTGGAGGTGCTCCTCCTCCCATATCCATTCCACCACCACCATCTGGTGATTCACCACCACCTGCCGCTTCAACTTTTGCTCTTTCTTCTTCTGGTATACCGTATTTCTTATCCACCACATCAAAGACACCAGAACGTTTAATGATATTTTGTGTATTTGTTAACTCAAATCCCATTGCCCTTTCAAGTCTTTGTTGTTGTAAGTCTAAAACAACTTCAGACTCACTCATACCCAAGATATTCTTTTTAGCCCATGTATGTGACACAGGTAATATACCAACTTGTGATTGGTCAGAAGTTGCGTCTTTATATAAAGTGATTTTTTCTTTCCATTGTTCAATACGTAATAAATCAGATTGTGCCGATGGATTTGTTAATGATAAATTAAAATTATTTAATTCATCTTCCATTCCCGTTAGGTAAAGATGTATTAATGCGATTTTATTTAACTCTTGAATTAATGATTTTTGAATTCTATTAATTGTACGAGCAAAACGAATATCCATCAATGCCAAACTTTTACCCTCACCAACAACCTCCTCAAATCCTAAGAATGCTTTAGGTATACGTAACGCAGCTAATAATTTCTTTTGAATATATTCAATATCGGCAATCTCACCTAAATTTTGTGCACCCGGTAATGTTTCAATTGGGTTTGTTTGTGACGGGTCACGAACAGGTATAAAATAATCTTGGTCAACAGCCATTTGATTATATCTCATATCTACTTGACCGTTACGTGGGTCAGAAATCTGATCTCTTTTAAATTTGTTCGCTACACGTTGTACGTAAGGTTCAATGTCCTTATCATCCATATTACCAACGAATACTTTGAATACACGTCTCTCAGGTGCTCTTGATGTTCTGTAAATTAACATCGCATCTTCAGCAAGTAAAAGTTGTTTCCAAATACGTCTAATCTTATCTAACATAGAAGTACCATAAGGTAACTTTCTATCATCACCTAATAATCTAAAGTGTGCTATTTCCCAAGCTTGAAATTCCATTTCTTTAGTTTTCCAATTAAACCTCAATTCTCTTGACGGTACTTTAGTATCTCTAGTTTGGGTTGGTTGTTTTGATGCGGCACCTTCTATTCTTTCAATCTCAATATTTGGAAGTTGTTGACAACCAACAATTCCTTTTTCGGGGTCTATTTTTAAATAAACAAAATCATCACCATACTTACAAAGACCTCTTGTCCACATTTGTAAATTTGTATTGACATCTAATTTGTCATAAAATAATTCTTCTAATATTCCTTTGATTCTTTCAGAGTCAGAATATATTGTTAATATTTGACCCTTCTCAGACATTGTTGTAGATTCTTCAGAATAGATATCTAAAGCTGCCGAAATTTCAGGTGTGAACTCCATAGATTCATAGTCATAATATGCCGATATTCTATTTGGTTCATAATATACCGATTGATTATAGAGTGATTGGTCAAGTTTTGTCCACTTGTCCGCAATGTATTGGCTTTGTTGTGCCTGTAACATTGCCTTTTCATATTCTTCTCTACTATCTGTTTTTAATAATTCGTCTTTACTGAAATTAAATGATGGTGTCTTGTCAACTTTTGTTTGACCCGGATACCCGAACATCTTGGTTAATTTCTGAAAAACTGTTAGATTCTGATCTGCCATGTTTATAAATAGTTTTCTTTAAGAATATATACTTTTTTATTTGGATTAAAAAGACTATTTCGATTTACCAAATAACCAAGAATATTCTTTATATGCCTCTCTTGGGACACCAGATGGGTTATTTTGATAGTAAATTTGATTGTTGTCCATTCCCATTGACCCTATTTGGTCAAATGAGGTACCGTAAGAATAAAACGATTTATTCGGTTCATACGTTCTTTCGGACATCGTCCAAGAGTCCAGCATAGCCTTATTTGCGTTTTCATTTTTTTCCAATTGATTAAAAGACATATCCGCAACATATAATGCCATGGACAATCCCATAATCGCATCATCGTGAGTTCCTTTCATATGGTCAGGTCTACCATTAATGTAAACAAACGTATTAAGTTCATTTAACAATCTACTTGATCTAACAGCAAATCCTTTTCTTAACTGTTCTTCAAATGCCGCAACAATTTGTGTTCTTTTATTATTAAAACTAAGACCTGGTATTTTTTCCATTGCCTTTGAATTATACTCCCATATATTTTTGGTATTAATACCATCAATATATAAGTTCTTATAATTCATTTCTTGTAATTTTCTCGATGTGGCAACTCCCATACCCCCTGTTATATCAATAACAATAAACGCCTCGTACAGTATACCCCATTTATATGCTACCGATGCTAAATCGTCCGGTGGTATTTTACCAATATATTCAGCAACTTGTTCCCTCTCATCAAAATCAATAATACTAATTGCGGAAAAGTCCTCACTATCCCCTCTACTCACATCGACACCCATAATATAACGATGACCTTGAATTGGTTCTTTCCATTGCCAAAACGTACCTTGCATGTATTTCTCTTTAGGTACACGAATCATATTTTTGGCAATATTCTCTTGAACGTCTCCGGGAATAACCCCATCACCCGAACCTAAAAAGTCACATTCTAATTCCTGAGCAATCTTACGTCTATCATATTTAAATTTCTTAGACATTGATTCAAACCAAGATGAAAACGGTTTGTATCCACCCTCTTCCAATTCCTGATATTTTTCCATATCAAAATCGTACAACACAACTTCATTGTCGTCATATTGTTCTCTATTTAACATGTAGTGACAGATATCCTGACACTTAACCCAACGTAAGTCTTTGGTGTATCGAGGGTCTTTAAACCACCTTAAATCAGTGATATGGAAATCATTCAACCCACGTAAAGCTTGGTCATAAACACCGTAATAGATAGGGTCATAACCATTTGGAGTTGATACAAGGATAATCTTACCTCCTGTTGATAGGGACGCCATAGATGCTGCCCAAAAGTCTTCACCGGCCTCAATATATGCTGCCTCATCAAATACAAGTATTGTGGGTGTATAACCACGTAAGGCATCGGCAGATGTTGCAACCGCTTTAACTTCACACCCATTATTTAATTTGAATCGACTTTCAGAGTTTTTATCAGGTGAGAACCCAACATTAATCCAATCTGGCCATTGTTCTAAGAAGTGACGAACTTTATTCGCCATTTCCACAGCAGTATCTTTTTTGTTTGCAATCAACAAAACTCTTTCAGGTTCTGTTGCTTTTGCTGTTTGTAATTTTTTAGAAATCCACGCCGCAGTTACGGTGGTTACCCCTGCCTGTCTATATTTTCTTGTAATATTCTCATTATATGTTTCGTAGTCTTGTATTAACTGAATTTGATCAGGAAATAGCTCTAACGGAACGTATTTTTTTTGAGTGTTGTCATATGTTTGAAGATACGTTCTTAACGCGTAAGGAACGTCTTTCATTATCTTCGCATATTCTTTTAACTGTTCTAATTTAGAATTCATATATGTATAAATACAAAAAAGGAGGTTAAAAAACCTCCTTTGTATTATTCTTCGTCAGGTCTACGTATACCTAGACCACCTAAAAAGTCGTCAAAATCATCATCGTCAGTTTCATCACTGATATTGTTTAACTCATCATCGAACTGATTCATTGTTTCTGTGTAATCGTAATCCTGTAATTCTTGTTCAATCGCTCTATATAATAATCCCATTAAATTTTTACCATTTTCTGAACCCGAAATAATTTCCTTCATTAATATTAAAAACTCCTTTGCTGGTTTTTGAATAATGTGTGAAAATAATAACAATTGAATTTTATATTTTTCTTCGTCGACTAAAACTTCCTCAGGAAACTGTCTTCTAACCCTTTCCCATATTGCCGGACCCAATCTTAAATCCCACATTTCCTTTTCTAACGTATCTTCACTATCTTCAATATCGGTAAAATCTTCTTCATTACCTTCTTCGTCTTTTGGTCTACCTTGAATTGCCAATAACTCCATAACCCCTTTAATTAATTCATGAACTAATATTGGAAAGTTAACACCTCTGGCAACGATTGTTGGCGGGTCAGTTTGTCTATCTATACTTTCCTTCCCTCCGATTTGAGGTTCTCCTCCTCCGCCACCCATCATCATTTGCATGGTTTCATCACTTAACTGCCAATATAACGAATCGTTAATTGACATTAATATACCATATTGATTTACTAGATTTTCAGAACCTGTAATTTGTCTAATTTTTTCGGCAACATAATGATACATGTAGTGGCCCTTTTTAGATGCTCCCTGTACCATTGCATTTATTAAACGTCTCTTCGCCTTTTCTAAACTTAACGTTTCTAATTCGTTGAACAAATCTTGTTCTATATTTATTTCTTGTTGTGATTCTTCTCCTCCTTGTTCTGATTCTTTATTAAAATCATCGGTACTTATTTCACCGACACCAACAATTTTTGCATCAAACTGAACATCACCCTCTTCTAATCCCATTTCCTTCATCACCAATTCAATTGCCAACGCTTCTAATTGTTCTCTATATTGACTTTCAGTTCTAACAATTTGATTGTGAGCGTTCATCATTGTTTGTGCCAATGGCATAACCCCTTCACTACCTCTTAATGTTGTGTTATCACCTGTATATTGTCTAACTCTTTGAACGACATCTTTGTATCTCTCAGACGCTAATAATTCCTGAAAATTTTTATTAGGCTCTTCTCCCGTGTTAGGTAATGGAACTTTTTTCAATGGAGTATCTCCTTGAGCCAACTTATCTTGTAATCCTTGGTCAGGTCTGTCCTGTGTATCAAAATCCATTGCCATCTCTTTCAAATTTTCTTTGATTAAAGATAACAATTTTTTCTTTGTAAATGACATTTTATTTACTTTTTTTAGTTTCTTTTAAAGCTTTAGGTTTTGGATTTGGTCCAGGTCCTGGTCTAAATGGGGTTTTTCTTGGGTCTTTGTTTGGTGTTGGTTTTGTACCCGGTTCCTTTGTTGGGGCGGGTTTTGTTGTTGGTGCAGTTTTAGGTTCCGCAGCATCGACAATTGAATCGTAAGTCATAAACTCAGGAACCCCATTATGTCCTTTTTTAACCTTAGGACCATGTTGTACCATTGTATCTGATTCGTTAAGTTTAACACTTATTAATTCCATAATTTCATTTTTTGATGTGAAACTATGGTACTTATTTTCTACTAATTTCTCAACCCATTCTTTAACTTCAGAAGATTTTTTCACTTCTTGATTTACTCTTGCTTCGTGACGTTTCCCTTCTTTATCAATTGAATAACCGCCTTTCATTCTAGGTTCATTTTTTAATTCTTCACCATCTGCGTTAAAATGTTTCCAATCTTTTCTCGAAACATCTTTCTCAAACGATTTACGCCAATTTGCTTCTTTAACTTCCTTCTTCTGTCCTTTTAATATTTTAAAATCTTGACCATCAATTTTACCATTGTGGTTCTTATCTAATTTCTTTTGATTACCTTTTAGTTCTTCTTTCATTTCATCTTCGTATGTCTCGATAGATTGATTTTTTTTCTTTGCATCGGCAATTTTTTGTGATGCTAACGGATCTTTCTTAGATATCATCACATCAGATTCACTTAACATTCTTTCAGCCAATTCTGATAATTGTTTATCACTAAACTTAACCAATGTCTTTTCTGACATACCTTCCTTGATTAATTTTTCTACTAATGTTGACCTTTTCATACGTTTTTGAATTTTATTTCTTCTTTTAAAAGAATGTAACTTCTTTGTTTTAATTTTTTTGTGACATTTTCTAACGACTCTCCAAATTTAAATGTTAGTCTACCGACCTCGACTTCGATGTCGAACTTTTCCCACGCTAACGCAATTACCCCATCTACTGCATCAATAACTCCGAAATAATCGGAGTTTTGAATTAATTCTAAATCTAAATCAGTATTCTTTAAAAGACCCACTAATTTGACATATTCAATATCGGGAGATTTTGTTTTTGCAGTTGCTGATGCGGGTATTACGAACCACTCATCTATGTCAATTTCAGATGAATCACTAAAAATAAATTCATATTGTTTCTGACCTTTATAATCGGAACCAATTTCATTGACATAAATTAGATTCATTTTAGTTAAAATATTTACTTAATCTTTCACCAATTGCTTGATTTATATCGTTTTTTATTTCATCTAAATCCAATTCTTTTAGTTCGTCTTTCTCCTCAATACTACCTAAGTCTGAATAGTTTGATAAATTAATTTCATCTGCATCAATTGGAGTGTTAATAAAAGATTCTAAAGCGTCCATTGAGTCATACTCATTAACTTCCGCCTCAGGTTCTACCGCCGGTTCTTCAGAAGGAACTTCATCTTCAGTAGATGGTTCTTCAGAACCCATTTCCTCTTCTTCTCTTTCGAATTTCTTTCCTATTTCTTCAATGTCGTCATCATCTAAATTATCTAATTTCACCGCAGAAATGACCATATTTAAAATGTACTTAATATCATCACTTTCCATTTTATCCTGTAAATCTCTTAGTTCTTGACCTAATTTACCGGCAAATTTCTGAGCTTCCGCCATGTATGATGAACGTTTTCCAGCCTCATCATCTGCAGCAAAATCTTCACCACCCATATCATCTACAGGTGCCGCAACCTCATCCGAAGGTGCCGTTGCGTCTCCCGTTGGTGTGGCCATATCTCCCGAAGCGTCCGCTTCAGGTGCTGGAGGTAAATCCATAGATGGTTCTGGCATTGGAGCCTCTTCCTGAGGTTTGTTTTGTTTTAAGACATATTTTGTAGCCTCTTGTAATTCCTCTTGACCTTTAATAAATTCAAGTCTTTTAAATGCATCAGCATATGAAGAAAATCTATTTTTGTTCTTCATAAACATACCACCAATATAGTCTAATGATGATTCATTTAAACCTCTTTTTACATAGTATCCGTCTTTTTCTTTAACGATACCATATACACCGCCGGTTTTAGATTCTTTTACTAATTCTGGTTTCGCAGAAGAAGACTTTTTATTTTTTTCGTTGAAGTAGGTTAACTCAAGGATTCTCTTTAATTTGTCGTCTCCGTTAAGTTTCTCGCTACCAAGGGGTTTTAAATCTGCCATTTTATAAATTGTTAAGATATACTTATTCTTATCCTATAAATACATAGATATATAGAAAAAAATAGGTATAATTATTGTGTTATGGACAATTTCTTATCTGTTATGTCCTTTTTTAATTTTATTAATTTCCCAATGTATCCATTTCTTCTTAATAATTTGAAGGTTAGATTTTCATATGAATACTCTCCTCCCTGCTCCAAACCACTTTGTCTGAATGTTTTTATCTTTTTCCTCAAATCATCAATCATTTGTAAAATGTTAGTTTTGTTTGATTTTTTAATTAAGGAATCAATTTGTTTTGCATAATGTTCCCCCTTTTGGAGAATCATTCTATCATCAATGTTAGGTTTGTTCATCTCGGGCTCGATTATCCATTTATTGTGTAAAATAGAATAAACTCCAGATGACACGTGTTCTTGCTTTAAATCCTGAACATACACCTCAACGTCAAAACCTTTTATTTTAATATCATGTTTTTCATTCCAAACCCTTTCTTTTGCGTCGAAGAATTCCTTAACTAAGTTCATAGGATATTCCGTTTCATCAAAATCGATTATGATATGTAAATCAACGTCTGAATATCGAGACCAATTATAATTTGATAATGAACCCGTTAATGTAACGTCATGTATAAAAAACTCAACCCCAAAAGATTCAATAAAATCATTTGAAATTTCAATTAATCTTTTTCTAATATCATCACGCATAGAAAATTTACCATCTAAACCCTCAAATATTTGGTCAGAAAGTGAATCTTTAGGTTCGAACGATTTTACAATCTTCTCATCCTCCTGTCTATCTTCAATCAATTCTTCAAATAAACTCATGATACTTTAGTAAACTTATAACTTCTACCGATATTTTCGTTGAAGTATTTTCCTTGGGATTCGGACATTCTAAACTTAGTGAACTTATTCCAAGGAACTTTATTATATACATAAATACTACCATTGTTGAAAGTAATGGTTAAGTCTTCAGTTTCTGTGTTATAAGATGCAGTTTTAAGGTTGGATGATTGGATTGTAACCTCAATTACATTTCCCTCGATTTTTTCTGATATGATACCCATAATGATAAATATTTTATGATATAATATAAGAAAAATAACCCAAATAAAAAACCCCGATTTCTCGGGGTTATATTAAAACTTCTTTTTTAATTGATTCAATAATTTGTCATTAAGGTATTCTTTTCTTGTTGTACCCTTAATTTCAGGTTCCTTAAATTTATTACGTAATGACTCACTATCGGTTCTTTGCTGTAATAAAATATTAGCATTCTCAATATGATTACGTTTCATTAAATTCTTATTCATAATATCTCTTTGTTATAAATATAAAAAAACCCCGTAAAGACGGGGTTTTAATTTAATTAAGGGATATTAACCTCTCGATTGACTTTTTCTTATCAATCGGTAATGTTAATTCAAGAATTCCATTTTCAACCTTACCAACAATGTCTTTTTCTTTTACATCGTCAGGAATGTTGTAAGATTTAACGAAAGAAGTGATAAAATGGTTTCTTTCATCCTTTTCATCCTTCTCAAATGAAATTCTTAAAATTCCATCTTTAGTGGAAATTTTTAAATCCTCCTTGGTTAAACCAGGGACACTTATCGAAACCTTATATTCAGTTTCGTTTTTAGACACTTTAGTTTCTGGTGTCTTTAAGAATTTTGATGTGTCAAACGCACTTTCAAAACCTTGTAAGAATGGGTCTTTAAATAATGTAATCATAGTATATTAGTTTTTTTACATTTATTTACAAATTCTTTACCAAATGTCTAAAACTGACATTTAGACATTCGTTAGACATTTTTTTAGACATTTTGTCTTTTGTTTGTTTTTTAGAATGAAATATGTTATGTTTGTATTGTAAACTAAACTTATAAAATATGTCTGTAGATTTTTTTGAAGATGGTCCAACCACAAATCCTAAAAAGGTAAAGAAGGGTTCTACGACACCGATTTTAGATAACTTCTCACGTGATCTTGTAAAGATGGCTGAAGAAGGTAAAATTGACCCGGTTGTTGGTAGAGATAAAGAGGTTAAAAGAATCGCTCAGATTCTTTCTAGAAAGAAGAAAAACAATGCAGTTATTGTTGGTGATGCCGGTGTTGGTAAATCTGCGTTAGTTGAAAAATTGGCGTTAATGATTTACAAGGGTGAATGTCCCACGAATCTTTTAGATAAAAGAGTAATGTCTTTAGATTTAACTTCTCTTGTTGCCGGTACAAAATACCGAGGACAATTTGAGGAGAGAATTAAAGCCATTTTAAACGAATTACAAGAATCACCAAACGTAATTGTTTTTATTGACGAATTACACACTATGGTTGGTGCGGGTAACGCGAGTGGTTCAATGGATGCCGCAAATATATTAAAACCGGCATTAGCAAGAGGAGAGATACAATGTATTGGAGCAACCACATTAGATGAATTTAAAAAACATATTGAAAAGGACGCCGCACTTGTTAGACGTTTTCAAAAGGTATTATTAAAGGAACCAACACAATCAGAGACTGTTGAGATTTTAAAAAATCTTCTTCCGTCATACGAAGAATTTCATAAAGTAAAATATGAGGAGGGGGTTGTAGACACTATTGTTAAACTTTCTTCAAGATATATCACTGACAGACAATTTCCCGATAAGGCTATCGATGTATTAGATGAATTGGGTTCAGAAAAAAGAGTAATTTCAAGAATACCCGAATCTATCGAAAAGTTAAAAAAAGAAGTAGACGAAATTAAGGAGAGAAAACTATTGGTTGTAAAAAATCAAAATTACGAACAAGCGGCTAAGTTAAGGGACGAAGAGAAAAAAGTTATTACTAAGCTTGAGGAGGAAAAAAACAAATGGTCCGAAAAACAAAAAGATAATAAAACACCGGTAAGTGTTGATGATGTTTATAACATTGTAACCGATATGACCGGTGTTCCAATTACTAAACTCGATTCCAAAGAGACACAAAAATTACTAAAGTTAGAAGAAACACTTTCAGCAAAAGTAATTGGTCAGACCGAAGCGATTACCACCATCTCAAAATCGATTAGACGTAATCGTGTGGGTATTAAAGACGCTAATAAACCAATCGGTTCATTTATCTTTATTGGTTCCACTGGTGTCGGTAAAACGTTTTTAGCAAAATCAATTGCGGATACTTTATTTGGTGACCCTGAGAAAATCATTCGTGTTGACATGAGTGAATTTATGGAGAAACACAACGTATCAAAATTAATCGGTTCTCCTCCGGGGTATGTTGGATATGATGAAGGAGGTCAATTGACTGAAAAGGTTAAGAATAATCCATTCTCGGTTATTTTGTTTGATGAGGTCGAGAAGGCACATAAAGACGTGTTTAATCTTTTATTACAAATTTTAGATGAGGGTCATTTAACCGATTCATTTGGTCGTAAGGTTAATTTCACCAATACCATTATTATCATGACATCAAATGTTGGTGCAAAGAGAGTATCTGAATTTGGTGGAGGTGTTGGGTTTAACACAAAAGGTACGGATGAACAAACATATGAGGTTAAAAAATCCATGATTCAAAAGTCATTAAAACAACAATTTAATCCAGAGTTTTTAAATCGTATTGATGATATTATTCTTTTCAATTCATTAACTGAAGATGTTCTTAAGAAGATTATCAACATTGAGATTGGTAAACTTGTTAATAGACTTAAAGATAAGAACTACAAAGTTTCATTTGATAAAACGGTAATTGGTAGGATTTTTGAACTTAATGTACAAGAAGAATATGGTGCTCGTCCGATTAAGAGAATTATACAAAACCTATGTGAAGATTTTCTTAGTGAAGAAATTTTAAAAGGTAATATCATTGAAGATCAACAAGTTACCTTAAAATATAAAGACGAAAAATTAAATATTGTGAAAAAAA